CCAAAGATGATATTGAGGTAACTGTAGATAACGGCTCACTCATCATTAAAGGTGAAAAGAAAGACAGCACTGACGGTTCTCAAACTGTCCATAAGGGAATCAGTTCTCGTAAATTTACCCGCATTTTTGCATTGGGTGAATATATGGAAGTAACTAATGCTGAATTGGTTGACGGATTATTATCTGTTAAGATTGAAAGAATCGTACCAGAAGATAAAAGACCTAAACAAATTAAGGTAAAATAGACTCATAGTTATTTATATTAACTAGAGGGACCTGAGCATGTCTGGAAACTGCTCTTTACTTTTTGACTACTGACTGGTATACTAGATATATGTTTCCAAATGACGTGTTGTATCCTTTTGAAGAATTTGTGATGAACAAAAATAAAAGTCTTAAAGGTTTTATATATGATTATTTTAGTAAAGAATGGTATTATCAATGCCCATCTTGTTTTACAGATATGTACGCTCCTACTAAAAAAACTATCAGAAAGACAACAAAACATCATTATAAAGAAATTTGTGGTGGTGGTTGGTAATGGCCAAACAATGTGGAACGTGTACAAAATGTTGTGATGGAACAACTAGTGTTGGTGGAGATATTTTTGGTCACATATATGGTAATGGAAAGCCTTGTCATTTTTTAAATTTAACTGAAAAAAAATGTGGCATATATAAAGATAGACCAAACGATCCGTGTAAAACATATAAATGTATGTGGTTAAAGTATGATGATGTTCCAATATGGATGAAGCCAGAATATTCTAATATTATAGTATCTTCATATAGTTTTAAGGGTAGAGATTTTTTAATTCTTAGTGCTATGGGTCAAGACTATTCTGCTAAGTATTTATCATATGTTATAAATTATACTAAAAATAATAATATACCTTTAATGTATGAAATAGGACATGGCATTGTATTTTTAAATGATTTAAAATTTTTTGAAAATGCTCTGCAAGAATCAGAAGTGTTTAATACAATGAGACAAATTTTAACTCATGGAAATACTGAAATAGTTTAACTTTCTTTTTTGTGGTTAGCAACGTATCTTGAAAACTTTTCTCTAATTGTTCCATCTTTTCTGACACGAACAATCCAACCATCTTTTATTTGAATTTGATTGTGTGCGTATTTTTTCTTTCTGTTTTTTCTTAATCTGTTATTGCTCATTGATTTTTTCTTTCTGATAAGATCTGCCCCAAAAAAATGAGGATATCATTAATAAACCAATAACCAATGAATGCCAAAAATAAAATATGTTCATGACAAGATTATTCTATTTGATTTAGTGTAATCTTTTCCAAAATCAGCAAATAATGCTTTATCTTTTTCACGATTAACTATTCCTCTTGACCATGCAAAACCAGCATCTCCACCCCATGCTAACCACATAATCTTTCCGTTAGAAGGATCTGTTGCATTATTAAAGTCTTTACCTTTTTTATCTACTTCGTGTCTTGAAAAATAAGAGTACATACGTTTAACTGTGCTTAAAGATATTGACTCTCCTCTAGCAAGTTGACCTGCACGAGTCCAACCAACTGATGTACCAGCACCTTTTGCTTTACCATTTTCTTTGTATTTAATTGCTCTACGTGCTGCTGATCTTACTCCTGCTGGTGGTGAGTAACCTTCTGCTTTTGATAAGTTATCTGTTTCATAAACAACTGTGTCATCATCTTCCCAAAGATCATCTGCTTTTGCTGCAGGTACACAATTAGGAACTGGTTTACCATTTGCTCCTGGTTTCATACCACGTTGTACATACCCATCCCAACATGGTGCTTGTTTGTTTACATCTTCTGAATCCATTGGCTCACCTTTCATGTCTACTATTGTACCACCCTCTTAGTGATATACTTGTTTAATGATATATGACAAATATGTAGAGCAATTTGACAAAATAGGATATTCTGAAGATAGGGTTGTTGTTGTCCCTAATTTTTTGACTAAGGATAAACTTGACTATATAACAAACTGGATTAAAGAATATAAAACTAAAGGTCCTATAGACAGATTAGATATAGATAACCAAGATGTCCTCAATATACTAAAAAAATCAGAAAAAGATATATATAGTTTAATATGTAAAAACTATACAGATAAGTATGATGTTAAATTTGATGAAAACGTGCTAATTCCAACTCATTTGGTAAATTGGGATTTAGAACAAAACTCTCCTCTTCCAGTTCATGCTGATTGTGAAGGACCAGATGGCAATCCAGCAATGCATAATGGCTATTATAGATATAACTTAGCAGCAATATGCTATTTAAATGAAGACTATGTTGGTGGAGAAATATTTTTTCCACACATTAATAAAAAAATTAAACCAAGTGCTGGTGACTTGGTGATGTTTCCTGGAAAGTTTAAACACGGAGTGACTGGAGTAGAATCTGGAAATCGATATACAATGTTATCTTGGTTTAGATTTGATATTGAAGACAATGTTAACTATGAAGATTTACCATATTCAAATACTGCTGTTGGTATATTGTTTAATGAGACAGGCAGTTAATTAAAACCACCTGTCTCTAATTACACCTGTTTATTTTTTAGCAGGTTTTTTTGCAGATTTCGCTGCTTTTTCAACTTCTGCTACATCTGGAAGTCTTCCAAATGCTGTATCGCTTGGATTAATTGCACGTAATGCTACTGGGGCAATCGCTGCCAATAGAGCATATGCTAGATCTTTTGGATCTGTTACGCCTGTCATGTACAATGCTAGTCCAGCACCTAGGACAGAGCGTCCGTATGATGCAAGAGCGGCCTTTAATTGTTCTTTATTCATTTTTATTTCTCCTTTTTCTTTGAGCATTTAATATGCTCAAACCTATGAGTAATTTTTTTTGGACCAAAAGTTTTTTTTGTATCCATTTTCCATTACCTTTTTAATACCGTAAGACATTTTTTTAAATTGTTTATCATTATACTCTAATTCTTGAGAAGTCCAATCTTCTCTTTTAATAAATATCATTTGATATATTGGAGTTCCAGCAGGTATCAAACCTTCAAACCCTTTCTTTACCATAAAAGGTATTGGCCCATTAACTGACCATTTGTCTGTGTCTATAATACCATTCATTGTTAAAAATGGTAGATCTAATCTGTTTGCTGGATGAAAGTATAATGTGCTATACCCCGCTGGAGTCTGAGGTTCCCACTGAGTTATCCAATGAAATTCGTTAGTATAGTAGCCATCAAAGTTAGGAAACACTCTTCTAGAATCAGTGTCTTGTGCTCTTGTAGACAATGGTTTAATTGGACCAGCCCACTTATAATTTACAATATCATTACCTGTATTTGGATCAACACCAAGATTAATTATTTCAACATCACATATTAATTCTTGTGTATACCCTGAAGTTAATGCATCTAAGAATGGTGGACATTTCTTTGCTGTACCGTCGTCCCTATTACCTCTTAAAGTTGGTTGAAGAGTAGGCATATCCTTAAACCATTTTGGCAAATAGTTTTTTGCAGACTGTGGTCTTGGGGTCATAAACTCTACATCCTGGCTAGATGGAATAAAGTTTACCTCTTGACTATTGGTCATGATATAAACATCTTTCTTTTTAATTGATCCATGTGTAAATCACACAAGTTTAATTCTCGTGGATAATCATTAAATATTCGTGTTGCTTCTTCTTTACATGAATATTCTTCACACACCTTAAAAGCATTCCACGCTACCTCTGTTTGGTCTTTAAGCCTTATCAAGATCCACCTCCTCTGGAATTAACTTCTTTAATTCATGAAATGATTTAGATACAACCTGCATCTGATTTCTAGTATCAGTATCAAAAATAGCACCATACTTATCATGAAATTCTACAATTGGACCTAATTCTGTTACTACATTACCAAGAGTGTTTTGTACATTTTCTATATATTCAAAAGCAGACTCTCTCGATTGATTAAGAAAGTTTATAAAACCTTCTTGAACGTCTGTTTTTACAGAATCCTCTTTGTCTTTATTTTTTAATTTATCAAGTAAAAAACCATTAGTTGTAGTTGAGTCTATTTGCATCTGAAGCATTTTGTTTAAAGAGTCAGAGTATTGAAATTTTAACCATAAATTTTTTAGTACTGTTACTATAGACAACGCTGTAGTAAAAATTAATAAAAATATTAACCAACTATTTTGCATCTTTTATAGCCTCTCTTGTCAATAAAACAATAGCACCATTTTGCTCTAATGTTTTTTTAACTTTAATTATATACTCAACTGCTGCTATCTTTCCATCATGATCCAACCTGGCCAAAGACTTAGGATCCAGTTTAACAGACAAAAAATTATCATTATCTATGATCTGCACACCAAAGTTTTTAGGTGCAGTAATAGAACGAAAAGCCCTTTTCATATTGTCAGTATACATTTTTTTCCTTATAAAAGTATATCATAAGTATCCAATATAGTCGCTACAGATACCGTATCCATTAAAATTATCAAGGTATTCTTGCGTTGGCCTTTCTAAATGAACAATAATAGA